AATAATTATTTTATGAATAATGAACAGGCGACAAGCGATAGAGTACAAGCGAAGAACCCACAAGCGAAACGAGGTTCGTTGATTAATTTTTTTTATAATTAATCAACAGGCGATTGATCTCGTCCCAATCATCTTCAACCAAGCAAGGTGTCTCTCGATGATCTTCTAATAATCCGTGAATACTTTTACTCTCATAAAGTTTTACGGAACGAGGAACGTCTGTTCCGAGCAAGATGAAATTCCGTTTGGGACGAGTAAGTGCGAACAACTTTTGGTGTGGAGAAAATGTTATTTTATGGGAATGTGCAATCTTCATCTCAACCATGAAAAATCCACAATTATCGTGGTATCCCAATAAGTCTGGTGTACCAAACGATGACCAACTTTCTAATCTTGTCCACCTAATTTGAGGTGTTTTTTTGGATAGTAATTTCCAAAGTTTTGTCTCTGGTTTCATCGTACAAATACTTATTTTAAAAGTCTAAAAATTGCAAGGTAAGATAGATCGTAAAGGTGTTGAAATCTTAATGTGCGTTGATCTATGGAGGAGTTTTTTTGAGAAAACCCTCCCAAAATTGATATTTGGGAGGGAAAGGGAGTTCTAGTTAATGTCTTGATTTTCTGATTGTTCAACAATCAATCTTTGCATTTCTGCAAGTTCTCCAAAAGTAGTATCCAAAGAAATATCTATATCCTCTCCAAATACTTTTCTGAATGATTGTCTAAAATGTTCTTCAGTATTAAAGTCTTTTAGTTTCATATTGTTTCCCTTTTCATTATGTCCTCGTCTTTCATATAACCTATTCTCATAAACTTTTGAGGTGTTATATATTTAAACCAATCAATCATTGATGGAACAAAGCCCAAGTCTTCTTTTATATGTCGTTCTGCAATCAATCTTACAGGAACTTTTTTTCCATCTGAATTGGTTATAGTTGTTCCAAACTTTTCTTCACAAGCAAAGCAACCCTCTGCGTGGTGTCTCAATGCTCGATGTCTAAAGTCTGGCATTATTTTTTTACTCTCGTCAAACCAATCGTGGATTGCTTGATAGTCTTCTGGTTTTCCTCCATAATGTTTAACAGAAGACAAAGAGTGATGATAACAATTTGCCATATTAATAACCCTCATCATAAGATTGTTCAACGAATGAGGTGTAATTATGATTGATAACATCGTCTTTTGAGTTCCAATCAATATTACCACTCTGACCCTCGTTAATTTCCCAACCTCCGTGATTATCTCCAAGCAAATCATAACAAAAGTCTTCAATATAATCGTGCAAAGATTTATGTTCAGTTGTTTCTTCTCTTTCCCAAGTTTTAGTGTTCCACTTTTTCCAAGTACCAATATCAATACTTGCATTGAGTTTTTTTGGTTCCCAAGAAATCTCGTTGATTTCTCCACTATCTCCACAACCACTATACTCAACAGAAAAAGATTTAACTTTTAACTCTTTAAGTTTTTTCTTAAAGTTTTCTGCTTTAGTTGGAAAGTTGTCTAGTTTCTCCTTTCTCTCTCTTTCATACTTTGCATGAAAGTCTTCTTCTATTTTTACTTCTACTTTAGTCATTTTTTATTCTCCTTTATAGTTATTATGCAACTTGCATATCTTCAGTTAATACTAGAACATCTTCATTAAGTTCAACAATATGAAACGAATAGTTTTTATTGTCTTCATTTAATAAATTTAATGCCACTAGTTTTTTATTTGCCAATGCCAAATTATCAGTTGTTGTTTCAACATGATAACTAGGTTTTGAAAATTCGCTTTTTAAATCGAATTTTTTAATTATTAAGTATGTCATTATTTTACCTCCTTTCTCCAATCTCCAAAATAGTATTTACCATTTTTATCAATACTCTCTTGAATAGTTTTATATTTATCAACTACCTCTTTTGGACACTCCCAACAAAGAGATAATTTTACTAAATTTTCGTGATGAGAATAATCTAATCTACCTTTGATTAAATCTAATAGTTCTCCCTCACAATCTAAATTATCTTTCTTAATCTTATGTAATTTAAACATCTCTTGTTCATTGTCATTATAAGTTGCAATTACATCTAATTTTAAATTATCTACAAACATTAACTATTCTCCTTTCTTGCTTTATTTATATCCTCTTGAAATTCAGACAAAGTTTTATATTTTTTCTTACCACCTCGTCCATATTGATGATCTTGATCGACCTCAATAGATTTTAATTTAACTCTATTGTAATGGTCTCCGTGTTCGTAGGTATCTTCAAATTGAAAAGTATATAAAAATTCAATATCTCCACCAAGTTGATCGTCAATTCTATAAGAAGAACCATCTTCCAATAGTTTATTTAAAAATTTAGAAATATTAAAATTTTCCTTATCTTCAATGGCAAAGTTAGAAGATATTAAATCATCGTGTAAATCTTGACCTGCACCCTCCAAATATCCGTCCCAATGTCTATAAAGTAAGATATTAGTTTTACCATTTTTAATTATTATGTTTGATCGTGTACTCATCTTTTATTCTCCTTTTTAGTTATAGTATTTTTTGTAGTAGTATTCCCACTCTCTATCTATTTCTTTATTTACTCCATACTTTTTAAATTCTTGCCAAGATTTAAAAAAACAATCTCTGCAATTTCCAAAGTCAGAAATAAAATCTTCAAAAGAATTAATGTAAAGAGGGTTAATCTTTTTTGCTCTTTTATATATTTCTTTTAGTTTCATATTTTCCTTTCTATAAACAAGATATACAATAATCTTGATTAGTTCTACTTATTTCATCTGGTTTCATTAACTCTTTACAAGCCCTACAATACCCTTTTGGTGTGATTTCTTTAACATCTAGTTTCACACCTTTTGGGTCTATATTCCATATCTTCTCGTAAATGTGATAATGAATTATTTTTTCAAGTTCCATTTCAGTTTCTTTTTTATCTGCATGGGTACACTCAAAATTTATTTTTATTTTTAGTCTTTTCATTCTATTTCTATTACCTCCTCTATTTCTGAAGATAAGACCTCTGCATCGTCCCAATTTTCATAATGCATTTTATCTATTGCCTCATCTTTATTCTTTGCCTCGACAAATTGAGTTTCTCTTATTGTCTCAACTCTAGTGACTTTATAAGTTTTCATAAAGTTGGAATTATATGATTAGTGTTAGTTGAGATTGACCCTCCATCATTTCCCTCATCGTCTTGTTGAGGTGTCAACCATATTCCATTACTCAAAAGAATTTGTATTGGTCTTGAATACCAATCCATCTCCTCTGCGTCTTCTTTAGACATATATTCTACTCTAACAATTTTTTGTCCAAGTAAAATTTTTTCTGCGTTCTTATTCCAAAAATTAGTCAGTTCAGTATCTGACATTTTATCTAATGGTTTTGTTTCTTGTTTCATTATTTATCCTTTCTATATAATTTATTTGCTTTTATTTTTTGTTGAGTATCAAGTTGTAATTTCTTTCCCAACTTTAATAATTGTTCTGCGTATTCATATGGAAAATATTTATACTTTCCATAGTCGTCTTTATCTAAAGATTTAAGTTCTATCTTTATTAAATCTCTCAATATGCATTTTTCTTTTGTACTTAACCATTGTCTCATTTTTTATTCTCCTTTTTTGATTTGTTTTTTATATACCTATTGTAATTTAAAAACAAGGGACTATATGGGAATAAATAAGAAAGGAAAAATATGAAACTAACAAAGAAAGAAAGAGACTTTTTAATTGATTGGTTAAGTGATGATTTAGATTTAGCAACTAAAGATTGTTTTTGGATTGATGAAACAAAAAACCCAAAAACTATAAAAAATATGAAATCTGAAATACCTAAAACAAAGATTTTAAGATCAGTAATTAAAAAACTAAAGGAATATTAATAAAAATAAGGTCCACAACTTAAAATTGTATTGAAAAATAAAAATAATATACTTACTAATGCACAGGCGAACAGGCGACCAGGTAATCACCAGCTCAACACAGCTCTTTAGCAGCTTAAAACCAGCTTAACTTTAGGTCCAGAACAGCTCAATGAACAAGCGATCACAGGCGAGATTACAGGCGAATATTGACTTGTACGGAAAATTACACTATATACAACTTATGGGAGTGCCAAAACAATTAACCGAAAGACAGATGAAGTTTGCAGAACTTTTAATCTACAATGAAGGTAGAAAAAGTCCAGCTGAATGTGCGCTGGAAGCAGGCTACAAAACAAGACCAAGGCAGGCTGCAAGCGAGCTGCGAAATCCTAGAATATCTCCATTAGTGGTGAAATATATTGGTGAGTTAAGAGCAGAGGTTCAGGAAAAGTATGGCATAACATTTGAAAGACACTTAACAGAACTTGCAAAACTACGAGATGATTCAGCTAAAAAAGGTGCGTGGTCAGCTGCGATTAATGCTGAAGTAGCTAGAGGAAAAGCAGGTGGATTATATGTAGATCAAAAACTTGTGATGACAGGTAATCTAGATCAGTTAAGCGAAGATGAGTTACAGGCGAAGATGAGACAAATCTTGGACGATCACAAAAATTTAATTAATATTACCCCAGAAGAAGAGATAAAAGAATCAGTAATAGAATCAAACCTTGATAGTGATTCAATTCAGAAATAATTTTATTATATAATCTTCTTGGAAACTTTTTTATTAGTGCCCACTTGTTTATAACTGTTTTGTATTCCGTTAGCATTTGGTCCTTTCCTTGGTGGAAGTTGATCCCATTTTACATTGGGCATGTTCTTTGTCAATGTAGGATTAAAAATCCTGTTAAAGTTTTCTTTGTATAAATCATTGGTAGGTCTTGATCTACCATCATAATTAAATTTTTTATTTTTCATTTATTTTTTCCATACGTACTATACACCCTTTTGGGAATACATTTCTATCACTAAATAATTCATCATTAACTTCATAGCTTGCAAAAGTTCTAACATTTTTTTTATCTTTGTTTAAAAGATATGCATGAGTTATCATTTCAGATGGCATAAAACCTTCTGCAGTATGTAAGTCTGCGTGCCCACTATCCCCGGTGATATCCAGCCACGTGATTTTGTAGAAGTAATATCTCTTTTTCTTAATAACAACAGATTTGTATTTTGATTTTTTAGGACTTTTGGGCATATCTATTTATACTATAAGGGAAATTTTAGGGCAAAAAAGTTTTTATAAAAACCAAAAAATCTTCCGCGCGCAGAGTGCATTTAAAATAACTAGCCAATACCAATGCTTATTTAACCTTGCCAGACCAAAAACATCAAAAAGCTAGTAATACCAACAAACTTGCCACTGTAAAATCTGCCTTGGCAGGAGCTGTGGCAGGCTATTATCTGCTAATACCAACACTTCCAATCGATTTTTAGCCTCCTTGCCGCCTTGCCGCCCTAAAAAAATTTTTTATTTTTAAAAATAAAATTACCCTAGAATTTCTCTTACACCGTGGCAAGTACATTAGAATAATTCTAATCTTTGAACCTTTTAGTCCCGTTTGCTATGATCTTCTTAATCCCCGGTCCACTGATCTCGATCTCCGCATAGGATTTCCAAGCTCTTTTCATCAAGTTGAGCTCTAAAATGAGCGCCGACCATTGTTTAGGTGTGATTTGTTTGCTTTGTATTATTACCTTTTTCATAATTTTGTGGTGGTCTTCACTCTCGCTACTAACCACCCCTTCCCGTGGAAGATATTAACTCTGTTTATAAGTCGGTGATTTAAATATTTTTAAACTCTCCGTCTTCAATACTATTCTTTTAGGTTCTGGTGAGTTGAAAAGTTTTGTCTCTTGCAGCTCCACTCTTCTAACGGCTTCTAAATGTCCGTCCTGTGTTTCAATATAAATTGGACAATCTGATATGATTGTACCTTTTTCATTATTGGTAAACTTACCTAGTATTTGTTGAAAGTCCCTGATTCTCATTTTTTTCCTCCTTTGTTTTATTTAAATGCTCATTGTATGGATCGGGCTTTGATACTTCCATACTCTGAATTCTTCTAGCGTATGTTTTAACTAAAGCATACCACTTGTCTGTCCAGATTTGTTTCATACCTGGATCTTTAGCATTGTGAACTGCATTAGCTAAATTATTCATTTTGTCCATCATCGTCTTTACTTCCTTTTCTCTGCTCATAGTATTGATTAACCCTCCTTAAAAAGTCGTGTTGATATTGTTGGAACTTAACTCCTTCTACAACAAACTCTTGATAATAATTGTCCTTACTACACATCATCACTACACCTTTATTGATAGAAGTTTTGTATACAAAATTGTGAGCCATAGCATAGGCTGCTAGCTGTAAATAGTAATCCCCGATCCACTCTTCTCGCTTCGGTTTATTCGTTTGTTTAAAGTCGATGATAGCATCGCTACCCTTATGGACTGCCACTAAATCCGTAGCGCCCGCATAGAGCCCAGGATAGTACAAAGTACATTCTGTGCCATAATACTCCGTTAAATTGCATAGACCCTGCTCTATGACCCTTATAGCCATGTTATGAGCCTGTTTTCCGACGTTGGTAAGGTCTAAATATCCCTCCTTCAGGATATATTTCTCTAATATCTTGTGCATCGCCGTTCCACGATTAGCGCTTTCAGCTGTAATTTTAGCTGCCGTGTCTTCGCCCACTCGTGCCCTCCAAGCTGCAAGACTATCTTGCTTTTCTTGTGGTTCGGTTGCTTTTAAAATCGTTGTCACCGATGGTAATTTCCATTTACCATTATTAATATCATAGTGTCGTTGACCATCTATTAACTCCCTTTTAGTGGTAGGATAGATGTATCTATTATTGTGCTTCATTCTTCCCCTTTATAAGTTGTTTAAGTATCGTAGTTGTTGGATTAAAGTCATAATCACTATGACTACAATTAGACAGTAAAACTAATATTACCAAATATTTCAAACTCTTCTCCTTCTTCCAAATATAGTTCTCCAGAACCAAGATCTACAAATACTTATTGCAGTAAAGATAACTGCGATATGGAAACTTTCCAAGACCGTTG